ATTGCAGTTTGAGATTCAGAGCTAACTACCTCTGCATATTCAGCATCTTCCAATCTTATTTGCTCAGGGGTTTTCCCTTCGGCAACAGCTCTTTCATTTACGCTTTGTTCCATAGCGCGATTGTTTTGCTGGACTTGTCTCCATTGCCTGGCCCCCATGATTATCGCCCTTGGCCCTGTAGTCAATGGTAAAGAGCCAAACATTACTAGGTAATCTCTGGCAATCCTTGTAATAGGGTCTTCGGTTCGGCTGAAATCTATATCCTTTCCTGAATAAGCCATAGCTAATTCTCTTGCAGTTAATACCGTAGCCCCTTGAGCAGCATTAATAGCTCCACTCGTATGGACATTCATAAGGTAAGAACCACCGACTCTTCTGACAACCTCCGCGCCAGAACGAGGCCCAGCCAATGCCGCAGCAGCCTCTCTGGCCGTCAACGCATAATGCCCACCAGGAAGCATTCTGGCCAACACCCCGCCACCCTTCCAAGACAACCCCGCGGTTAATACCCCAGTAGCCATAGCGGCAGTCCTGGCTACCTCATGTGTCACTCCAGCCATACGGGCTTCTTCATAAGCAAAAGCAGCATAAGCAGAAGCTTCATTCCATGCAGCCCAGCCTCGCATTACTTTAGCTACACCACCTGCCGTTGCTGCAAAAGCCCCTATTTTGCCACCAGCTAAATAATATCCTGCTAAGCCACCAACAGATGCAGACGCTAATCCTTCCGGCGTCAAGAAAGTCCTCTCTGCTGATCTTAATATCTGAGATGCTAATCCGGAGCCACCGGCTAAAATAAAATCCTCAGTAATACCTCTAACCCCACCAAGCCTTCCACGGGCAGAGGTCTGATGTTGAGCCAAGCTATTATTTAATTCTCTTAATCTTTCGGAATCCCATTCATGTCCTTCGGTTCCGTACATTATTCCAAGTATATAATCCGTCTTTTCAGCTTGTATCCTGTCGGAAATCCATCCATCACTTAAAGCTTGAAACGCTCCTCTAGTTGTTTGGATATCGCTTTGCATTGCATCCCATAATTGCGGGTGTCTTAAAAAAGTAGTAGATTCCAAGCCTAAATGGGTTGCGCCTAAAACTCTTTCAATAACCCTGTCAGCCGAATGCGTATCTCTGAAAGCGTTAATATAATTCTGTATATTTTCCATGTTCGTATACCTATGGACAAAATCCATAGTTGTTTGTGTCCTGCCAAAAAGCTCATTAGCTCTATTAACACCATATCGCGCAACGAATATATCTTGGAGAGCATTTAAATGATTTCTTAAAAAATCAACGTCTTTACCTTCACTTATCATTTCATCTATCAAGCTTGCTCTATTAGGGAACTGGACTTTAAGCAATGCAACTGGGTCTTGACGCTCTGGAGATAAAGGAACCTCCCCCAACAATCCACGTCCTAAATGGGCTGTCATTCTAGGATCATCGCCGCCTAGAAATAACATAGCTCGTTCAGGCAAAGTCCAATACTGTTCAGTCTTAATCCCAAATTGTTCTACGCCTCTAGCATCTATTACATTCGCGGCTCTTCTTCTAAAATCGAAGAACGGGTCAGAGGCACCAGCTCCACTTAAAAAATCAACAGTGCCTTGTGCTATATCTTTGATATTAGAGAAGAATTGTTGAGTATCTGTATTTAGAATATCAAACTCTTGTGACCGCCTAAGAACACTTTCCCGATCAATGTCAATAGAGCCTGACCATGTATTATTAGACTGCTGTTGTCCGGTAGCGTCTAACACATTCCTTGCTGGACTTGCTGAACGATCAATAGTACGGCCAAAAACCAATTTATCCATATCCAACATATCTAATTACCTGCCAATCTCAACATGACATCGGAGTTAAGCTCATTGCCTAATGTAGCCATCCTGGCGCTTGATACGTCATTCATAAAATTAATTGGATTCTGCCATGTCCATTCAGTCTGTCCACGCCTACGTGTCCTAATCTGCAAATGCAAATGAGGCCCTGTCGATCTCCCCGTATTACCAACATATCCAATAAAATCACCAGGGCGTATAATAGTCCTTTGTGGAATGTCAGAAAAATGTTGCATGTGAAACGCCTCAACCAATATTTCCGTTTGCCCGTCAGGCATAATTCCACTAAGCCCTATAAAGTTTCCTCTTGTTGAATCAGAGCCAGTGTTGCTCACAAATAATGTTGTACCGAAATCAGCGGAATATATCCCTGTACCTTCTGGAGCGCCTATATCAACTCCATTATGTCTTACACGAGTTCCAGGCATACGAGCTATCTCTTGTCCTGGCGTTGTTATTGTCCTATATACGCCAAATTCACTCGTAACTCTCCCCCCATAAACCATTGCAACAGGAGTGTTAGCAGATAACCTTCTTCTTCTTCCTTGAGCATTTAACGTACTAAACATATCTTCTTCACCAACAGGCACTTCTCCAGAAGTCGCAGCCGCTTCTCTCAATCTTTCAAAGGGGCCTACATCTGTCATTCTTCGTTTAAATTCAAAATCCATCAAAGCATTAAATCTTTGTCTTGCAGGCAGATACGAGCTTCCATGCCACCATGAACCAATCATTCCTCTTTCTACATCTTGAGCGGAGAATGTTAATGCCTCTCGCAATGCTAAATCCATAGCATCTCTATAAGCATCTCTAGCCCCAGGAGATAACGGATCAACAAACTCAATTTCATTAGCAAATACTATTGCTGCTCTATTTTGTATTTCAGTCATAGTTAAATCATTGATAGTATTACCATAGTCAGTAAACATATCAACTATTTCTCTTCTCAGTCGCTGTTGATAAGAGCGTGACAATTGATTAGTATCACGTACAAAATTATTTCGTATCCCTTGAAGCCTAGTTACATCATTTCTTGTAATTAATCTATGTTCACGATGCAAATTCATTATTTCAGCATCGGATATTTCATGATTAGCAATAGCAGCCATAATCCAACCACCCCATTCAGAGCGTAAGGATTCTGCTTGTTCTCTTGAACCATGGCGTCCCGTATTTATTCTCATATCTCTTTCATCAGGGTCAAGCCCATCCCATGCACCTTGACCATTAGCTGTATTCTCTACATCCCTTAAACGCCTTGTTATGTTATCTACGTTTTGTAAACTTTGGTTTAATCGCGTTAATCTATTAAACCCATTTTCATCAATCTTACCTGAAAAAAATAAATTCTCTATCATGAACGGGTCAAGTATGCTTCCTTCTTCATGACTATTACGAATCATTTCATCAACTAAACTACGCTGAGCCAATGCCATTTCCCTGTCTTGGCCGCCTTGTATATGCCTTACTCTCGAAGTCTCTCGAAAAAAAGCTTGCTCAATTGCATCCCTACGTGTTCCAGCTTCGTAGTTATCTCTTATCCAATTGTACCCAGCCTCTTCGTCCATGCCAAACCTTGAAAAAATATCGAAGCCAATCCTACGGGCATACTCTCTTTCGTAAGCACCTCTAAGGCTAGACAATACTTCGGCTTTAGCTCCAGGAGTGAGATACTCTGAATCTTCCGCCTCCTCAAAACCTATTATCGGGTCTGTAGAAGCTACCACCATTATCCTTTGTCGCTCTATCCCCGAAATAAATTCCAGGAATTGTTGAGATTTTGTTTCAGGCGGCAAGTGCGGGAAGAAACCACTAAAAGCCTCAGCCAATCTCGCATAGCTTTCATCCCAAACTTCTCTGTCCATTGGGGAATTTAATATGCTTTGAGTCTCCACAGCCACAGTGGTATTAAAAACTCCAGTCCTGTATTCCTCAAATTGCCTAGTCTCATGACTCTGTGTTTGTCGGAAGAACGGCATAGCAGTATTTATTGCAGCATTCTCAAACAATTGCCTTTGCCTGGAATTCATTCCCATTTCTTCCATGAGATTATTCTTTATACGAAGAGAGCTATCACCAAAATATCTGGAAACACTATTCTCGCCAATAGCCTGTATTCCTCTACGAGCATTTACTAATCCCTGTTCAGGATTATGGACAAGCTCTTGCAAAGCTTTAGCGAATCTATTATTTGCATCATCCGCTTTCAGTCGGTCAAACTCCTCTTGCTTCTGAGCAGCCATAGCGCCAAGTTGGAACAGGCTCTGTCCAAGCTGTCCAGCCCTCTGAGCTGTAGCACCAGCGAACTGAGTTGATGGAGGGGAACCACGGACAAACGCTTGCGGCGCTGACTGTTCACCCATACTCAGTTGATATCTGTCATGCTGTAACCTTCTTATATCAGCCACTTAAAACGCCCCCCATGTGCCGCTACCTATACCAGCCCCAGCTAAAGCCCCCATGCCGGCACCACTCGGATTCATATTATTCACATGTATAGCCCCGCGGTTATATGAGCTATGCTGAGTGCCCCACATCTGAGCACCAGAGGAAATCAAAGAAGCAGCCCCACTTATCCAGGCCGTCCGTCCAGCCCTACGTGCAGCAGCAGCAGAAGCCCTTGCCTGTTGCGCTTCATTCAAAAACGAAGAGGCTTGAACGTCATGCCCCCATGCGCTCCTCAATGCGTTAAGCCTTATCTGCGTAACATCCTCTTCTATTCCAGAAGCAGTCTGTTCTATCACTTGGAGCGGAGAGCCGGTCAACTGAGCGCCACTTGCAGCAAGCATAGCCCTCTGAGTAGCCTGGAACTGTTCAGCACGTCTCCTGAACCTGCCCTCTTCACGCGCTCCAGCAGCCATAGCCTCAACAGACTGAGCTTGAGCCAAACGCCTGTTCTGATCTGCTACTCTTGCCTGATACTCAGCAGCAGAAGCAGCAGCCCTGGCCTGTTGCTGTTGGCCAACAACTGTCGCAGCAGCAGATACCACACTACCTATTATCATCAACGGCGCAGCAGCTACTCCCATTTATCGGCACCTCCTTTGTCACTTGATAATATCCAAGCTTATCTCCCGCGGGAGATAACATCTCACGGAAAACAAAACCCTCCCATTCAAGCCACCTGATAAACCTTATGTACCTATAATTTATATAACCAGTAAGCTTCCCATACCTTTCAAGCCACTCGTCAATGTATTTATGTCCGTTCCTGACAAACCTGATAGAAACTTCATCAATGTCATGACCACGCATCAGCCAGATATTCCCATCATCAAGGACTCCAAACATGCCAACCACTTTATCAACATTCATAATAGACAGGCACTCATCGCTATCCCTGTACATCTTACGCAATGCTGAATCATGTGATAAATTCCAACCCTGCATTATGTCAAACCTATCTTCGTCAGGAATCTTCCCTATAAGCTCCTCAACATGATCTGTAGTAGCTGGTATAACATGTCCACCTCTAGGCATCATCGTGTATCACAACCTCCTTATAAATTCCCAAAATAGTCACCGGCACAGGAGCGCCATTCCTTATTCTGAGCCTACTCATTTTACCAAACCCCCCAGGCACCTCCAAGAACACGTCACCAGTATACGGATCACTCCTTATTTGTGGCGCCCCATCCCCAGGAAACCTGATCTGGTCAAGCTCATTGTTATTGTCAGTCCTGACTCCAGCCTCAAAACCACACGTGTTATGTACCCTCATAGTTATCCTTGGCACCTGTTTATGCCTTCCCTGTAGCGTCCCAGCATTCCGCATCTCCTCAAGCTCTAAAGACTCGTAAGATGATACATATGGTGTCCCCTCGTCTGTGTACGTAATCGACTCCCAGCGCCCCGTCCTGTCCTCTCTGTGTTGTAAAAGGACTAATCTATCGTCCATGAGCATAAAAAGGTCATCTTGCCCCTCTCCTGGTATCGTACAGAGGTCATGCACAAAACCATTGAATACCTGTCTTGTCCAGGCAATGACCTGATGCTCTTTATTAAACGTAAGCGCCAACACATGGCCGTTACTCAAAGCTATCCAGATAACACTCCAGGGATGCTGTTGGTACGCCCAAAACGTCACATTGACATCATCAAATAAATGCTGTGACAATATGCTCAATTCATTCGTGCTATAACCGTCAGTCTCCAACTGATACCCTAAGCTCCTGATAGCATTACCATGTCTTTGTACAAACAGGGTAAGGTGTCCAATATCCAGGGTATCGGTAAACTGGCTACCTCTGTAATCGGACGGGACTATGATCACCGTTGACGGGGTGAAGATATCATTCCTCGAACCGGCATGGGCAACGAACTCCGCACCGGCGGTGAAGATCAATAAATCCTCCCTGCTTGACATTGCAGTAATGGCATTAGCCTGACGTGAAGCAAGGGTTATCCTAATAGCATCATCATCAAGGGCAGGGACATTAGCCTCGAAGACATTCCATCTACCGGCCTGAGACATCCAAACCGTAGTAGGCTCACGTAACGTGTTAGCCAATATCAAACGCTCCTGATGGAAAACAGCAACAGCAGGCCAGCCGGCAAACATAACTCCTACGCCTGGACTCCAGACAGTACCAAAGCTACCAAACGCCCAATTATGTGTCCATGCTATATATCTCAAAACAATATCAGGATTAGCAGGCTCCACACGGACAGTCTGGCTGTCTACAAACTCAGTTATCCTCATTTGTATTTCGCCAATACCACCAGACATATTAAAGTGCATTGTAATCGTCTCATCCGAATCTATAACAAACTGGTAAACTACACCAGCCTCCCATTCAGTAGCCTGATAGCGCCATGCCGAATAAACACCACCAACTACACCTTCACTTGTCATTGTGCTCACAAGCACGAAGTCAAGATCATCAGGGCCACGCCTATAAAGCCTTATAGTCCCAGTCCAAGGCCCTTGTGTCTGGATAGATATAGTCCCAAACCATCCATGCATAGGGATAGGGTTAGCCATAGCTGCTGGCGTAAAATCGAAAACCTGAAAACGTGGAGATACAAAGAATTCCATGAGTATCAAAGACCCTACCATATTCGAGGTGAATACATCGAAGTTTGACTGGAGTGTCCAGCCACCTACCGGCAAGTCAATTAATCTCATTTGTAAATCGGGATTTATATTAAAATCGGAGTACGGCCCTAGTTGTATGTCAAACAGGTTCAGCCTCCAATCATTGATTCCATGACGTTCTAGTTGCAATGGTTGATGGTTATGATGGAACATAAACAATATATCTATAGATTGCAAGTATCTTACTGTTTTCAATTCTCCGATCAAATACGGATGGTTAGCGAACACGCCGCCACTCGGCCCAGCGCTGTTCCATACATCGGACACGAACCCATCTTGATCAAATATCCTTATACGGCCACCAGGATAAAGCACAACCACATAGGCAGTCTCTACGTTGACCACAAAAGGAATCAGGCGGCAATCTGCCATACCGCCTGATATTAATTTTGTCCCAGGGCGATTTATAAAGCCGCCCTGCGGCAATACTAAAAAGTTAGTCAGTTCCCTCGCACCAGTATCATAGGCACTTAAATCAGCCCTGCTTGCAAGGAGCGGAGATAGTTCCCCTGATGTAACTGATAAATTCGGATAATGAAATTTAGGCACGGACACCAGGCCTCCTAACAGCTATATATGTTCCCGATTGCTTGACATCCGTATCGCGCTCATTGCGTGAATTACGCCGCGCCAATGTGCCAAACATTATATATTTTTGCAACATAGCTTGAGCAATCTGTTCACTTCCCGTTAATGTCACGGCACAATCAGCGGCTAGCCTATGACAAAACGCTTCCTTACTTGCAGAGTCCCATGACTCGAAAGGGACATCTACGGAAAACTCTACAGAAGGATTCTGTATGTTTGTAAAGATAAAATTATTCTCAATAAGGAACTGAACACTACGGTTACGCTCGTTGGTCACTTCCCATATAGCTAAAGCATTGCCTGGACGTGGCGACCTGAACAGCCACGGAGGATTGTCAGTGTACGAAGTAGTGGAAAGGGCCTGCACCCTTATAGCGAAGGCCCATGGATACTCAGATAGAACAGATTGCCTGGCGTGTTCAAACTGCCGATGCGCTGTTCTAGCTGCTTGCGTTTGATCTGTTACTGCCGCTATTGGAGCTACCCCCAACAGTAGCAGCGCTCTGTTTATCGAGTCTAACGCTGTCATCTTCTACCTCTTCCTCTTCCTTTTCTTCTACTTCATCCTCAGGTTTAGGTTTCGGTTCAAAAATATCAAAATGAGAGCATGGCTTCTTAGAGCCAGAATACTCTTTACCAACAGGCCAGTATTGTTTCTGGAAGAAGCAAGCCCTTACACACGTTGCTTTATATCTAGGCATTGTTACACCCCACTTCCTCTAAGTCCAACGATCAATTTCTCAACATCAGGCGTGTAAATTATGTTCGTCTGCACATCATGAGACAGTTGGAATCGAACCCAGTTTTTCGTCTGAATCGGGACAGGGAACTTAAAGACAGTATACCCAGGCTCAACGGGGTCAGGAATCGGCCCAACTGTAAGCAATTCCACATACGGCCCCGCCTCTTCATCAGAATGTTCCATAGTAACCCCAAAGTTTGCTGGCACATCCTCAACAGCCCCAATATAAACCCAAAGCCTGCTCTGCTTGTAAGGGCCAAGGCCATCAGTCAGGCGCTCTGTTACGCCCTGCTGAGCTTCAAGAATTGGCACCTGCTGATGCAAATTAAGCTGCCCCATAGGACGCGCCCTTGTCGGATTCTCAACGCCCCAATCAGGCCTTGCAAATGTTTGATGCAAATCTGCGTACATAACTACACCACCCTCTCCTCAGTAGACAACAGGTTATCGTCAACCTTTATCGGAATACCTTTGAAAGACGTAGTAATCTTACCCGTGCGCTCATCCATGCTCAAAGCCAAATTCTGCTTACGGACAAGCTGTCTTTCATAGTACTCTTTCAAGTCCCTGTTCATGTAGATAACAGCCCTTCCAGTCATTCTAGGAGCGCCAATACCACCGGCTGGAGACGTATCAAGCCCACCCCAATCACCAAGGTTATGAATCCTGTGAGTCAGTTTCAAAAGCATATCCGTCAAGTCAGGAGAAATATCGTTCGTAGTGCTTCCGAACGTAGCAAGCTTCTCCATGTCGATATTGCAGATACGGCCGACCTGCCTGAAATCCTTCAAGCACAAGCCAACGCGCCATTTGTACCTATCCCTGTAACCCTGGAATGTAGCGCCATCGCCCTGACCATCATCCAAGTCCTGAACCGCTCCTGGAATATGCTCAATGCCGCCCCTGGTATTTTTCGGGTAAATAGCGCAAAGGCTATTCATGCCCCAAACAACCAGCCAGATAGAAGCGTTGTTATCCGGTGAAGGTATACCAGTTGCAGGGTCAGAGGCGTCAATTATCTGTCTCCTTGCAGGCCCCGTCAAATTGGTATAGCTCTGAGTAAGTCCAACAACTCCACGAACATCACTGACACGGTTACCATACCACAGCTCACGGGCGAACTTATTCGCCATCGCCTCGATATGGGCCTGAGCTTCCATAAGCCGGAAAATCTTCCCGTTCTCGGCTATATCCACCAGCTCTTTATCAATCTGTGAAACCGCTTCAAGCAACGAACAAGTCTCCGTAACGTCCTTCCTCGTGCTTCTTGTGGGCATAACACCCTCATTGATAGACCGGTAATTAATCTCCGGCAACCCGTCAATGAGCATGAACCTATGCCCTGTGTCCAAATTACCTTGCGCCCAAACAGCATCTTCAAGCATAGGATTAGCTTGAGAGAGCATGTTTATTACCGTCTGCGTGGCTGCATCATAGTCACCATACAACGCAAGCTCGCGGAGTGTATATACCATCCCCGGCGTAAGCATTTTTATCCCTCCCTACATAGTCTTTCCAAACATGGCGTCAGCCTGCTGTTCAAAATTAAGCATCGAAGCAGGCCTGTTGCCTCCCCTTGAAGCTTCCAAAAATGGAGCTTCGCCCATTAACTTACCAGCGCGTATGCAGAACTTTATGAATAAAGGATTAAACCCAATTCCCGTTTCAGCCGCCATATCAAGGAATTCTTGAGTGTCATCCGCATTGCCCATTGCCCTATTAATAAACTCATGAACTTTCGGGAGCTTCCCCCCACTGTTCAAGAAAGGCTTTATCTCTTCATCAGACATGCTGGCACTTTCCCATTCGCCAAACTTGTCCTTGATCTCCTTCAAGACCTGAATCCTCAAAGCCTCCTGCCCGTCCGTGTACCGGCTAACGCCAAGGTTCACAAACTTCTGCATCTGCTCTTGAGTAAGATTAAGCTCCTTTCCAAGTACCTCTAAGTCATTCGCCGTCGTTTCATCGAGCGATACTCCTTCGGGTACTGTGAATGGTTGATAAATTCCCAAGGTCTGCGCTGGTGGATTGACTCCTCCTGGATTACCGTCTCCCCCAGGGGCAGTATTACCCGTTGCGGGGTTCGTGACCTGGACAGGGTTTCCCGTTCCTGCGACATTTCCCGTTGAGCCAGTTTGCGTTGGCGCGCCCGTTCCCGCCGATCCTTCAATGAGCGAGCCACCACTACCGCCTCCTGTTCCTTGGTCTGCCTGTAATAACATTTGTCTCTTCATTCTCATACTCCTTTTCATCTTCGTCATATAGCTGTGCCCTGTACTTAGCCGCACTTGTCAACTTCATATTCCCATCAGGACACTCTTCCAACAGGCTCATAATCATCAAGCCTACACTCCTACGCCCTTCGTTAAATGACATAACTGAAATATCAGGATTGAACGAAGATGCAAAAACCCCGCAATGGTCAACTAATCTTGAAACAAAACGCATACCCTCTGGAGAATTCATTAAGTTTCTAAAGTCTTCCGTGTCCTTGCATTGCAGCCTCTTGCCCACCCATCATACCTCCTAGACCTCCAGCCATCTCGGCCGCTTGTGCTATGTCCCTGATACCGGCTCCACCGGCCTGACCGGCTTGTGCCATTTGCGCCATCTGTTCCATCTCCTGTTGCTGTTGCATCATCTGTTGCCTCTGATAACGGATCATCTCAACCTCTTCGTTCGCCCTCACTATCGAAGCCGGTATAGCCGACAACTTAACAAACTGATCAATAATCTCATCCGCATTTATCTTATCCACAACATGCTCTTCTATACCTACAAGGCTTGCAGTCAACGCCACAAGCGCATTCACATTCTCCATAGAGCTGGCCTTCTGAGCTAATGCAAGAGTCGATATATACTCAATCTTAACATCAATATCACTCAACTCAGGCGGTGGCTCTGGTATCAACCCTTTACG